CAACCCTATCAATCTAAACAAAGCCCCTAATCTTTATTGGATTGGGCAGCTTCAAGCTGATGTAGATAAAAGAGAAGTTTATCTATTTGGTGAAATAGATCAAGACACCGGCAACGCCTTTATGATGATATTTAGGCATATGGTTAATAGGAGCCATGAACCGATTACCATATGGCTAAATACTCCTGGTGGGGATTTAGAGGTTGCCTTTATGTTTTATGATATGGTTACTACAAGTCCTGCTCCTGTAACCATAATAGGAACAGGCTCCTGCTGTTCTGCTGGAGTATTGATGCTGGCTTGTGGGGATAAGCGATTTGTAGCCGAGAATTGCGTCGTAATGAACCATGAATCCACATTTGAGAACGCAGACCTGAAGTACTCTGAGGCAAAAGATAGGCGAAAATGGGAGGATTGGATTTCTGAACGTTTTACTAGCTTAGTGGGCAAGTGTACTTCAAGAACTAAGCCAGAGAAGAATGACGCTTACTGGAAGAAGATAACTGATAAAAAAGCTGAATATTGGATATTAGGCGGACAAGCGATTGTTGATGAAGGTTTGGCGGACGCAATTCTCACTAAAGAAGACTTGAAAGGGAAGTCATGATATTATTTGTGTTTAGTGTATTTGTCTTATGTTTATCTGGGTATTTTACCCTTACAATAAGTAGTATAGGTAGTAATCTTAGGGATTTAGAATATAAAGTTGAGGACCTGAGCAGAGATATAAAGGAAGCTAAGTGCAGCTGCGCTAAAAAGAAACAAAAGTGAAGACCTCTAGTGCAAAGAATAAAGGCAGGTCCACCCAGAAAGCAGCGGCTAAGCTTATAAGGGAGATATTTGGGCTGGAAGATGGCGATGTAGAAAGTCGCCCAATGGGGTCTAAAGGAACAGATCTTATGATGTCTCCCAGGGCCCGTAAGGCTATTCCCCTTTCTGTGGAATGTAAGCATACCAAGAAGCATCCCGGACACGCTGAGTATTTACAGGCTAAGGCAAACACAAAACCTGATACCATCCCGGCCATAGTATGGCAGCCTCATGGAAAGGGAGAATCCTGCATGTTGATAACTATGGATCTGCATGAGTTCCTAATCTTATGGAAAGTAAGGACAACAGATGCAGCTTAAATTGGGAAAATATCGAGTACTAGTAGTATCAGATATTCAAGAGCCCTTCGCCCATCCAGATGCTGTTCGTTTTGTAAGGACGGTTAAGTCTCACTATAAGACCGACACAACAGTCTTCATCGGGGATGAAATAGACGCATATAGTCTTAGTCGCTATCCGAAAGACCCTAATGCAAAATCAGCTGGGGATGAATTTAAATCTACACGTAATGAACTCAAGAAGTGGTTCAAGCTGTGTGAAGATGATAAGCTAGTTAGGATATGTAACTCTAATCATACTCAACGTATCTTCAAGCGTCTACTAGAGTCTGGTATTCCAGGAGACTTTCTTAAGGGTATACGTGAGATTCTAGGAGCACCGAATAGTTGGGTATGGGAAGATAGTTTTGTAATTGATGGGGTTAAATACGAGCATGGGGATAGCCAGGGGGGGGTAGATGCGGCTAGGCTACTAGCCATATCAAATAGGTGCAGTACGGTAATCGGACATCACCATAGTCATGGTGGTGTACGATTCATGGCTAACGATGATTCTGTTATCTTCGGTCTCAACGTTGGATGCCTTATAGATCGCGCCACTTACGCTTTTCGATATGGCAAGAGTGCAAAGTTTAAGCCCACTCTTGGTTGTGGCGTAGTAATTCAAGGTGTCCCGTATTTTGTACCGATGGTAGTGGGTGAAAAAGAAAGATGGATAGGGCGGTTAATTGTTTAGATTAAGACTATATATAGAATCTGTAAAAGTATTAGTGTGGTTGGCTATGCTGTTAATATTTGTCCGTCCTACAAAACCTAAGATAGTCTATAGAGACTAGTAATGTTCACTTACGATCCTCACTGGTTAAGTTTTTGGGGAGTTAATCCTTGGGATGTAATTCCAATTCGCTTCCCTGATGGTGCCCTCTGTTACTTCTGCCAGACTCCCCTTGAGGGGCTACAGATATATGCGGTATTGATGGACATTCCTTTGTATGTTCATCTAGACTGTTTAAATAAAGCAGTGGATAAGATATGAAGGTAAGGGTGCGCGATGACGATGTGCTGGTAGGATCTAGTAGTTGGGCTGACCCTCTTAAAAGATTTAGTCAGATTCATCGCTGGATCGCTGAGGTACCAGATAAGTTCATACATGTTCCCGCTATCTTAACTACCGAAATTCAGCAATTTCCTGAAGCTATCGAATATATAAAAAGTGAGACCAAAGCAGGTAGAATGCTTCCAGAGTTACATGGGTTTCACCATGAGATAGATTATCGTACCAGATCTATTGAAGAGTGTGTCAGCGATCTAGATAAGGGAATTGATTGGATGATCAAAAATCTAGATGTCAGACCAAAAAGATGGTATACTCCAAGAGGCGCCGATCACTCTAATATGCGCGCAGCCTCAGAGTTTATGAATATAGAATTCATATCGGCTTTTGATAACAAACTATCAGGACGGTATGGAGTTGTACAGAGATTAAGAGATGGTGCTGATATTAAGTTCCTTGAAGGATTAGAGATTAGTTGTCATTGGTGGGAGGGGGGCATGAGACTAAAGAGAGTAATTGAAGCCGTGAGGTACGGATCATGGGCTAAGGCTGCTGAGTTAGACAAGGAACTATTTAGTGGATAATGGTAGACCTGAGAAGTGTGCCCATTGCGGCGAGACTAATTTTAATCACTGGAAATGGTGGAAAGATAAAAGATTAATTGATAATGGTCGATGGAGACCAAAATGCAAGATAATAGTTTATGGCAAAACATATCGAACAAAAAATAAAGATAAAATAAGAAGTTCATATAAGAAGAATTATAAAAAATACTTAGTAGGAATAAGAAAAAGATTATATGGTATAACTCAAGAACAGTTTGAAGCAATGTTAGAAGAGCAGAACTTTAAATGCTTTTTATGTGTGAAAGCTCCTGCTGATTGTGTAGACCATAAACATAGTGATGGTAAAATAAGAAGACTTCTTTGTCGTAAATGCAATTTATTTGCTGGAGAGGTTGAATCTAATATAGAATTTACCAGAAAGGTATTAGAATATGTCACAGCTTGGTAACTTTTCCAACACGATCTTCCGACGCACGTATGCGCTCAATGAGTCTGAGGACTGGACTGGTTGCGCGGCTCGTGTGGCTAAAGCTATTGGCAAAAATACCAAGCAAGAGAAGGCATTCTTTGAAGCCATAAGAGACCGCAAGTTTATCCCTGGGGGCCGGTATCTCTATTCTGCTGGGAGGGAGATTCAGCAAGTAACAAATTGTTTCTTGTACAAAGCAGAAGATAGTAGAGAAGGGTGGGCAAATCTTATCCATAACCATATGATGGTTTTGTCTACTGGTGGTGGCGCAGGAACTTACTATGGAGATATACGAGAGAAGGGGGCTCCAATAAAGAGGTTTGGCGGAGTGGCATCTGGTCCTATCAGCCTAATGAAAGCTGTAAATGAGGTAGCTAGACAGGTAATGGCTGGGGGGAAAAGACGTAGCGCCTTATGGAGCGGTCTCCCGTGGTGGCACCCTGATATAGAAGACTTTATTAAAGTTAAAGATTGGTCTACGGCCGTTAGAGCTATGAAGGAATCAGACTTCAACTTCCCTGCGGATCTGGATATGATGAATATCTCTGTCTGTTTAGACGACGGGTTCTTCAACCAGATTAAAAAGAAACCTGAAGTATGGGATCTATATTATCGTATATGTAAGAAGATGTTAAAAACTGGGGAGCCAGGATTCTCTATTGACGTGGGAACTAATAGTAAAGATAAACTTCGGAACCCCTGTACAGAAATAGTCAGTTCTGAAGATTCAGATAGCTGTAATTTAGGTAGTATTAATCTAAGCAGAATACCTGATGTTGATGAGTTGGAAAAAATTACTAGACTTGCTACCCAATTCTTATACAATGGTACATTTGTTAGCTGGGTTCCTCATCCTGAAATAGGTGAAGTTAGAGCAAAAAATAGACGAATAGGTTTAGGACTTATGGGCTTACACGAGTGGTGTATTAAAAATGGTCAAACTTATGGCCCGAGCGATAAACTCGGGTCTTTGCTATCTGTATGGAAAGAGGCATCTATTGATGAGGCTAGTCAGTATTCTGTGTCTCAAAAAGGAGTTGAACCTATTGCTTTAAGAGCTATAGCCCCTACAGGCACTATAGGTATTATAGGGGAGACCACTACGGGTGTAGAGCCCATCTTTTGTGTAGCTTATAAGCGTAGATTCCTAGACAAGGACGGTAAATGGAAATTTTCCTACGTTATAGATCCTACTGCGGAGAGACTCATTCAAGAGGGAGCAAAGCCTGAGGATATAGAGGACTCCCAGACTCTTGCACTAGATGTAGAAAAGCGAATAAAAATGCAAGCATTTGTTCAGCAATATGTAGATCAGGCTATATCCTCTACTATAAACTTACCAGAATGGGGGGAGCCGGGCAATAACAACGCCAAGAAATTTGCAGAAACTTTGTTACAATATCTGCCGAAACTTCGAGGCATTACAGTGTACCCAGAGGGTGCAAGGCCCGGAGCCCCACTGGTACCTATAGCCTACGAGACGGCAAAAAAACATAAAGATGTAGTGTTTGAGGAAAATAATGATCTATGTAAGGGTGGGGTCTGTGGGGCCTAATTTGAGGCACGTATGGAGGTAAGATTGGTCTCCCAAACTTTCCCATTAATAGGCGGACCTAAGACCGGGGAGGAGTTAGTTGTCTATATTGCGCGGGTAAGCAACCCATCTAACCAGAATAATATGGAAACAGCTCCCAAACTTATTCGATACCTTCTTAATAATAAACATTTTAGTCCGTTCGAAATGGTGGATATGACAGTGGAGATAAAGACTAGTAGGGCTATAGCTGCTCAGATCCTAAGACATAGATCTTTTTCGTTCCAGGAGTTTAGTCAGAGATACAGTTCCCCGACTGATTTTGAAAGGATAGAACTAAGATGGCAGGCAAAGAAAAACCGCCAGAGTTCTGAAGAAGTCTTTGACGATAGAAAGCTATTAGCCCATATAGATAACGCCCTCTCTACATGCACTGATACCTATGAGAAATTAATAGCTAATGGGGTTTCCAAAGAGACGGCTAGGATGATTCTGCCTTTGACCACTCAAACTACTTTATATATGAAAGGAAGTTTACGTAGTTGGATAACTTACTTTATGGTTAGAATAGACAAGCACACTCAAAAGGAACATAGGGAGATAGCCTTGGCAATTAAGAAGGTCTTTGTTGAGCAATACCCAACCATATCGGAGGCACTAGAGTGGAAACTCTAGAAAAATATTCTATAGGTATAATAGGCGCGGGATTCGTGGGCACAGCAATCTGTAAGGGGTTTCTTCACTATGTGGACGTAAAAATTTACGACAAGTTCAAATCCATGGGATTTAAGTACCCTGACGTTGTAGCTCAAGACGTCTTATTTGTATGTGTGCCTACTCCTATGCGAACCAACGGATCTGTAGACTTGTCAGTGCTAGATAGCGCCTTGGGGGATCTATCCAGAGCCGTACCAGAAGATGATCTAAAAATAGTCATCATTAAGAGTACGGTTCCTCCTGGTGCTTGTAGGCACTTTGCAAGTAAATATGGAAACCTACTCATTCACTACAGTCCGGAGTTCCTTACAGAACGTACGGCAGATTTAGATTTCATTCAACAAGGCCGCATAATTATTGGGACTCCTAGTGATAGTATGGGTATAACAGAACAGAAGATTGAATCATTATTCAAAGTAAGATTCCCCGGAGTCCCAATAAAATTTGTAGAATGGGATGAAGCTAGTGCTATCAAGTATATGACAAATGTATTCTTTTGTGTTAAGATTGCCTTATTCAACGAATTCGCTCAGGTCGCAGAGAAGTTAGGACTGGATCCAAATCAGGTCGCCGGTGAGGTACTTAACGATGGACGAATTGGACGATCACATTGGCAAGTTCCAGGACATGACGGACATAGAGGCTTCGGAGGATCCTGTTTTCCAAAAGACATAAATGGCTACATGCAATTTGCAGAGGAATTAGGTATACTACCTACTGTAGCCAAGGCTGCATGGGAAAAGAATTTAGAGGTGCGTCCTGAAAAAGACTGGCAGCATCTTAAAGGCAGGGCGGTATCGTGAATAAAAGTAGAAGATTATGTTAATATCCTTGAGCGGTAAAAAGAGATCTGGTAAATCTAGTGTCGCCAGGTACCTAATCGATAAGCACGGGTTTGTGGAGGTATCTTGGGCCTATCCATTAAAAGAGATTATAGGTGTGCAGCTATTTGGTCTTAACAGTGACCAGCTGTATGGTTCAGATTTCGATAAAGAAAGAGTTGATCGACGGTGGGGAATGTCGCCCAGAGAAATACTCCAAAAGGTAGGAACTGATCTTTTCCGAAGGCACTTTATGGAAGACTTTTGGGTAAGAATAGGGGTTGATAATATCAAAGATACTCTTGCTTTAGGAAAGAGTATAGTAGTTAGTGATACTAGATTTCCAAACGAAATTGCGGCTATCGTAGCATTAGGAGGTACGACTATTCGTATGAAGCGGACTGATTATCCTTCTGGAGATACGCATCCTAGTGAGACAGCTCTAGATGATTCACCGTTCGATTATACTATTGAAGCTAAAACTGGACATCTTCACGATGTATATCTAATAATCGACTCTATAGTCTCTGGGAGAAGTGTTAATGTTCCGGAAACAGTCAGATAATATATCCATTTGGGTTTCACCTTCTCCTGAGGAAGTATCCAGGTCATTAGATAGTATAGTCAATCCTCTTAAATCTAACGAGACAGAAGTCCCTACTACAGAAAAATTACAGGGGCAGCTATCTAATGCCCTATCTACTCTTATACCAAAGAAAGAATATTACTCCTCTAATAAGGAAAAATTTTATAAAGGTATTCTTAATGTAGTCTCTAAGCCTAATGGACCGGTAGATGTAATAGTTCCAATCTATAATTCGATCCACATAGTAGAGAAATGTATAAAGGCAGTCTTAACTCGTACCAAATGGCCATACAAACTAATATTAGTGGATGATGCCTCAGACGAAATGACTAAGGCTATCCTTAAAGAATATGCTGATAAGTACCCTACAATTATAAGTATAATAACTAATACAAAGAATAAGGGGTTTTCCGCCTCAGTAAACCGAGGCATAAAAAGCGGAAATGGTAAGTACATTGTCCTTCTTAACTCTGATGTTATAGTTACGCCAGATTGGCTACCTAAGATGATTTTTGCCTTAGAATCTGATTCACGGAATCAGATTGTTAATCCAGTTACTAATAATACTGCGCTGATAAATGTTCCAATGTCGCCTGGGGCGTCATATATGGACATGAACAATATTCTGCAAAATAGAGGTGAAGTTCAGTATCCAGAGATAATGCCCACCGGATTCTGTTACGGGTTCAGAAGAGATCTCCTATCCCAGGTGGGGCCCTTCGATGAGTCTTACCCTAACTTTGGGGAGGAAATGCTGGCCCTAAGTACGCGAATTATAACGGGAAATGGGTGGAAAACTCTGGGTGACATAACTGAAGGTGATCAGGTCTATGGGCCTGATGGTCGATTACATAAAGTTATGAAATTAACTTCTATTGATTACCGAAATTGTTATGAATTGGAATTTGATACTGGCGAGAAGATAATAGCAAGTGAAGGACATGGCTGGTTTATTACCCCCCAGTCGTATATTAATCATTTTAATGAAAGTTCTCAGTATCCATATTCTTGGATAGTCCATAACAAAGCAGCAGATAGATTCGACAGTGGGGCATCGACAAAAGAAATCTCTAGGGAATTTAATATTTGTCTACGTTCAGCTCAGGAATGGAAATCCAAACATAAGCGCGGTGGTTTAAGAAAAACGGGAATAGAGTACACACCAGGAAACTATACCACAGAAGACTTATTTAACTATGGATGCGTTTCTTCTAGAGGAACTCGGCAATCCAATAAATTCAATTTTTGGGTTCCACTAGCAAAACCACTGGAGTTCCCTATATCCGATCTGATATTAGACCCGTATGTATTGGGGGCGTGGCTTGGTGATGGGTGTAAAAATAATGGTCAGTTTACCGGAATTGACCCTGAAATATGGGAGAATATAGAAAAGGCAGGATTTAGAGTTTCTCATTATAGCAACACAAAAGCCCATAGTATATTAGGTTTGGTGCCTTATTTGAGGAAGTTAAATCTAATAAAAAATAAACACATTCCAGAACAATATCTTTTCTCTTCTTACGAACAAAGACTTTCTCTAGTTCAGGGTTTAATGGATACAGATGGTCATTGCGCTAAATCAGGCAAATGTAGTTTTGATAATACGAACCTTAATCTAATTGAGGGGTTTGCTTGGTTACTTCGTAGTTTAGGGGTCAAGTGTAAAATTAACCCAGGGCCTCCAAAGAAAAAAGAGCACCACAAGATCATATATCGCGTAACATTTAGGGTCTCTAAGGAGACCCCCATCTTCAGACTCACACGGAAATTAAATAGGTTGCCTGAGAAATTAGGCAAAAACCAGCAATTCCATAAAATTATTTCTATTAAGCCGTGTCCTACTGTGCCTACCAGGTGTTTAAGTATAGATTCTCCAGATCACCTCTTTCTGGCTGGAGACGCCCTTATACCGACAAAAAACTCCGACCATTGGATGAAGACTATAAGTTATATCCGAGGTACCAATATTACAGGCTATAGAGCGGTAATGGCTGATGATACCTATGTTTTCCACGAGAGAGGTACTTCCTTTTCTGCCCTTGGAGAGGAAAAACATATGGGCTTTAGACGACAAGCCGCTGACCGCTTTAATATGGTTTGGCCAAACTTCTCTAAGTGGAAGAAATCGTTCAATATAGATGGGGCTTTAGCTCACATTAGAAGCCCGATACTAGCGAGCACTCTAAATTCATACCGAAAAGTACCATACAGGATCTGCTGGGCGGTGAGAAGTCCAGCATTTTGTGGTGGCATGAAGTATATCACGGACATAGTAAATGAAATTAATGAACGGGGAGGGGACGCTAGAGTAGCTGTTGTTTTACGAGACCCCAAAGCTAAGGTGCCTGAACCATTAGGTGAACTTAGATCCGGTACAATAAATTTCCTTAGTGAGCAGGACTTCCTAAGTACATTTACGGGGAGGGTATTTAAGAATGGGGTAGTTGTAGCGGCTACGGCTGAGTTAGCCCCTCTAGTCAAGTCTCTGTGTGAGACGGAAGCACGACTACGGCCATTATTGCATGTACAGTCATATGAGCCTGAACTATTAGTCGACAAGTCTCAGATAGATAATATGAAGCAGGCTTTCTCTTTGATACCAGACATTATTTCTAACTCTCACTGGATTACTAAGATTCTTACGGAAGATCTTGGGCTAAACGTATTTACTACTATATCTCCTGGTGTAGATAGGAAACTATTCTATCCCAGAGATAGAAGTATGGGAGATGACAGACTTACAGTTATGGTTCCTATGTCTACAACATACCCATTCAAAGGTTATGATAGAGGCATTATTCTTCTGCAGAATTTGCATAACAGAGCAATTATGGAAGGTATAGATCTGCGATTGTTAACGTACGGCGTAGAGACTATTCCTGAGTTAGCTGGGGCTGTTGTAGCTCTAGGACCATTACCCCAGGCTAGACTGTCTAGTGTATTGAGTACAGAAGTTGACGTATTCATAGACCCTGCATATGTTCATTCTTATGGGATGCCTTGTATAGAGGCTCTAGCATGTGGGGTCCCTGTTATATGTTGGGATAACAAGGGAATTAGTGAGTACGTTAAGCACGGTAAGACCGGACTTAAGTTACCTAATAGTATGCCACCAGCAGAGGTAGCTGCTTCTGTAATAAATCTTCTCAAGAACAAAGACCAGAGGGAAAGTATCAGGAAGGCTGCCATTGAGAGCTTGGTGGATCATGATCGGGAACAGTCTGTAAATGTATTTATTGAATCAATAGAGAAACATCTACATCTTAGACGTAGTAGAAAGAGGATAGTATTTATCACTCCCCATCTAAGAAAGCATGGTGGCCCTACTACTATTCTTAGTATGGCTAATGCTCTTTCGGATAGAGGACATGATGTAGGTATAACCTCTATATACCCAGACGTAAGTAATGAAGTGATGAGCCTTACGGATCTACCAATTGACCTGAATCATACAGATATACCCCCTTGTGATGTGTTAATAGTTAATTCAGATAACCCATTAAACGGGTTCTTTATAGATTTACCACAAGCCAAGAAAAAGATACTCTTAAAACTGTCTCATAACGAGAGGTTTAAAGAGTACGAAGAAGCTAGTCTAAATATGAAATGGGACCGTATAATTACTAGTACGGAATGGTTAGCGAATGTATCTAATAATCCTATGCCTGGATGGAATCATCCCCCTATAGTAAACGCCCAGCGCGTTGGTTGGTTCCACTACGGACATGATAATTTCAAATGTCCCCCTGCATTGAAGACGTTCAGAGCAGGTACGACAGAAAGCCCATTCCGTATCGTGTCTCTGCTGCATAGTTATCACTTAAAGGGCACTCAAGACGCTCTCGACGGCTTAGCTGGAATTAGAGAACATTATCAGGGCAAGGTGCGAATAGAGCTTGTCGGCGAGCACGAACGGAAGCATCTTATCATACCTAATTGGGTGAAATACCATGAGTCCTTATCCAGAGTTGAAATGGCGAGTTTATTCAAACACACCGATATATGGGTAGGGGTTAGTCACACGGAGGGTTTGGGTAGGATGGCTCTTGAAGCGATGTCGTCTAGTGTGGCGTGTGTTCTAACCGATGCGCATAAAGAGTTTGTGGAACACGGAAAGAACTGCTTGTTGGTGCCTATCCACCGTCCAGATGCTATTAATGGCGCCGTAAATAAACTACTATCAGATCCTAAACTACTGCAAACCATTGCGATCAATGGGTACAAAACAGCAGAGCGGTATACGGACTCTACAGATTGTATTGATAAATTGGAAAAGGTTATAGAGGAAATATGTTAATAAGACGCGGAATAGGGTTAATTACATATAATCGAGGTAATTATCTTAGAGAGTTTATTCAGTCTGTTCAGGACACTGCTCCAAAGAATTGTCGCGTAGTGCTTGTAGATGATGGAAGTACTGATGCAACCGCAGAGGTCGCTAGATGTTTTGATATTACCTATATACGAGGTCCTAATCTAGGTGTAAGTACCAACAAAAATCGAGCCCTTTATGCCCTACAAGAGTCGCACTTTATATCGATTATAGAAGATGATCTTTTTCCTACCTCCAAAGGCTGGTTCGAAATATACGAACAGGCGGCTATACATTCTGGTATTCATCACTTCTGTAGGGTACAAGATAAAGAAGTCCCTGAATCTCATCCAGAGTTTACGGAGTGGATGACTAAAGAATTGAAACTAACTCCAATCTATAGTCCTACCCCCAGAGGTGACTTCACATTCATAACTGCAGAAGTACTCCGGCAGGTAGGAGGCCTCCACCCTGACTTTATAGGCGCCGGTTACGCCCATGGAAATTGGTCACATCGAATTGCCAAAGCAGGGCTTATTGGGCACCCACTGAAATGGGTCGATGTAAAAGAAGCTAGAGATATGTTTGTCCAAAAAGGAGATACTGAAGGGGGTAGATGGAATCATTCTAAAAATAGAACAAAAGATGAATTAAGAAGAAATAGAGCTGTAGATAAGAAGTTAGAAGCCTTAAATATTGTACATGTTCCTTTGGTTATGCCATGACCAGCATATACGGTCAGCTACAGGGGCAGCTATGGGATCAACTAGGGAATCAGCTATACGATCAGTTACGGGTTCAGATACGGGCTTACCTAGAGTACCAGCTACGGGTTCAACTAGTGGATAAGCTATACGATCAGTTATGGCTTCCGCTAAGGGGTTTCGATGTATGACCAGCATACACAAACAACTATGGAATCAGCTACGGGCTCAGCTATGTGATCAACTAATGTATCCGCTACGGGATCAGCTAGAGGAGCAACTATGGGATCAGCTAGGGGCTCAGCTATGGGATCAGCTACGGGATCAGCTACGGGTCCAGCTAGAGGATCAGCTATGGGATCAGCTATGGGCTCAGCTAGGGGGTCAGCTAGAGGATCAGCTAGGGGAAGAGTTTAATAAATGAATATTCTAATAGGCTACCGTAAAGACAAACATAACGGAGAGCCCGTACCTTGCTACGCTGATAGCTACGTGCGTGAATTTATATCGGCCGGACATACTGTTACAACTATAGGTCAAAATCAAGACATACTCACCCCAGATAAACTCCCGCCTGGTAATGAATCTGGATATGATTTCTTCCTTGAGATAGAAAATGGGCGGGGTTCTGATGGAAAATTTTGTTGGATACAGCCAGATTATAATCTGCAAATACCTTCTGCTGCAATACTTACCGACTCCCATGGGCAACCAGATCTACACCAAAATATAGCTAAATATTATAACCACATTTTCTATGCGGTCTATTTCCGCCGTGATTTATTCGCCGGTCACAAGTCAGCCCACTGGTTACCTAATGCTACTGATCTTTTGTGGTTTGGATACGAGGGATTTCGTAATGTTAAGATTAAATCTGCCTTTGGATTTTTTGGGAGTAAAGGCGGACTAGATAGAGCAACCCCTATGATTGAAATCTGTAAACGGCAGGGTTGGACTTGTGACGTTAGACAAATAAATGGGGCGTTTAAGCCTAAGTTCCCCCACACAGGGGAGGCTATGAGATCTTGTAAAATTCTATTTAATAGAGGGCAGAAATTGGACCTAAATTTGAGAATTTTTGAGAGTGGGGCTATAAATAGACCACTAGTATGTGACTTGGACCCACGTTCAGGGTTAGATCTTTTGTTTACCCCCTATAAACATTTCATATCTTATAATAGAGATTTGTCTGGTCTAGAGGAAGCTATGGAGTTTTGTGTTAAATCTCCAGAAAAAGCTATAATTATATCTGATAATATGTATGAAGAGATTCGTAGTAAGCACTTAGTTAAACATCGAGTAGCACGAATATTGGAGATAGTGTCATGAATAATGATAAGGATGTATACGATGGGTAAGGTATTTACCAGTGGACAAAATAATGTAAACTTTAAACATGGTATGTCAAACTCCCCAGAGTTCAAATGCTGGAGTAGTGTACGTGAAAGATGTTTAAATAGTAGGCATAAATCATATAAACATTACGGTGGAAGAGGCATAAAAATATGCGAAAGATGGCTAGATTTTAGAAATTTCTATAAAGATATGGGACCTAGACTTCTCGGTACCAGCCTAGACAGAACTGATGTAAATGGGGATTATGAGCCTATAAATTGTAGGTGGGCAACGTCTATAGAACAAGGAAATAACAGAAGAGATTCTTACCATGTAAGATTTACCGATAAGGATCTACTTAACATTATAGAACTATATAAACACAATAAACTAACAACAGAAAAATTAGGAAAAAAGTTTAATCTAAACCATATGTTTATAGGAGGATTAATCCGGGGCTATGAATTAAAATCAGGATTCCCTGTCAGCTTAGGGTTTGAAAATATTTCTTTGGTTCCACAAAAAAATGTGTGCTCCTCCAGATTAGATGCCAATACTCAATCCGAAGTTTTTAGAGAGTTTTATCTAGATAGTCCTATCCTATCCGCCAATATGTCTTCTGTTAGCAACTCCAAGTTCTGTATACTGATGAGTAAACTCGGGGCTATGGGCATTTTGCATAGGGCCGCAGAAGAAGACATCTTGATAGAGGAGACAAAAACTATAGCCAAAGAATGCGGTGATGTTGCCGTATCTATCGGTCTAGGACAGAATGACCTTTTTCAAGATTTAGTCAATGCAGGGGCAAATATAATCTTTATTGATATAGCTAACGGATATTCTGATGAGGCTATCGAATTTTGTAGATTTATAAAGAGGTTCAAAAAAGATTTAAAGGTTATATTAGGTAATACTACACATGTCGGACTTATGTACGAGGCCGATAAATACTGTGACGGTATAAAGATCGGAATATCGCAGGGATTTGCCTGTGAGACAGCTAACACTGCTGGCTTTACCGAAAAACAATTTTCTGCTGTTCTTAAGTTCAAGGAAGCCTCAAAACGATTAGGACTTCCTGTTATTAGCGACGGAGGCATAAGAGAACCTGCTGATTTCGTCAAGGCCCTCGCAGGGGGTGCAAATTCTGTCATGGCTGGGATGATCTTCGCCCGCTGTCCTGAAAGTGCAGCAGAGACGATCCTAGTTGATGGGATCCCCAAAAAGATATATGCGGGTATGGCTTCTAGATACGTTCAGAACACATGGAAAGGTGGTATCAAAGCGGGAACTTGTCCAGAAGGAAAGGTTACTTATTTATCTATTGGAGAGCCTGTTTCTAGCCTTGTAGAGCGCTATACAGGAGCCCTACGCTCAGGGATAACTTACGGTGGAGCCCGCAATATAGCCGAGCTACAGCGGAAGGCTGAGTTCGTAGAGGTAACTAGATCCTACCATGATGAGATGGCGGTACGGAAATGAAAATCCATAAGATTAGTCACTTGGAACCTCCTTTTGACGTTCCTGTTACTATTTGTGGCTTATTACTAGTTAGTATGAGTGCAAGTTTTCATAGACTGTGGAATAAAGTAACTTGTACTAAGTGCCTGAAGAAGAGAAGGAAATGAGTGCTAAGACCTTTTTCGAAGGTATCAATGAAACTATCAATGCCGCGATTAAGAAACATCAGGACGATGTTGAATTGGAATATGGTATATTCCACAGTATGACTTGTCCGGGTTGCGACGAATGCCGGAAGAGAGCAGAAGAAGCAACGAAGTACTGCAATGAGTGCGGCAGACAGTATGATGATTAGAGCGATATTGTTCGACCTGGACGGCGTGCTGGTCGATGCGACTGAAATTCACTACAAGTCCCTTAATCGCGCCCTTAAGGATACGTGTGGGTTTGAAATAGACAAGGCGGAGCACGATCTAAAGTTCAATGGTCTTCCTACCAAGACTAAGCTTACCCTTCTAGCTAAACAGAAACGAGTATTAGATAATCAGATAGATAAAATCTACCAATTGAAACAAAAATACACTGAAAACGAAATAGATATGGCAGCTTTATTTAGTCAAGCTAAGTGTGATATGATATCTTATCTGTGGAGTCGTATTAAATTGGGGGTAGTAACTAACTGTAGTAGAGGCACCGCCATCAAGATGTTACATAAGGCTATTCTATCCCCAGATAAATTTGGTACCATTGTAACAAATGAGGATGTTAGGTTTCCCAAACCACACGCAGAGGGTTACGTGAAAGCTATGATAGATCTTAGAGTCTATCCAGAATCGGTCCTTATTCTTGAGGACAACGAGAATGGAATCGTAGCTGCGCATGCTACGGGCGCGAACGTGGTAAAAGTGGACGACGTATTAGATGTAACATTGGAATTCGTTAAGAGATACTTATAGTGAAAACTAATAAGCTTGTACCTACCATATTGGTTAAGAATGAGAGTTATTGGCTCCCGTATGTCCTTGAGAGTCTACGGGGTCATTTTTCGCGTTATGTTATTTATGACGTTGGTAGCACTGACGGGTCTAGAGAGATTATAGATAGCTTCATTCAGACAGAGAAAGCCAACGCTGATTTCTTTGTCAGGTTACTACCAGATTGCCCCCCCATTGTTCAGGGGGCCTTCCGTAACTCAATGATGGCAGAAGCTAGATCCGAATGGACCTGTATGGTGGACGGGGACGAGATTTACTCTGGCGCTTCTATAGAATTAATAAAAAGCAGTATTGATGTTCTACAGGCATATCATGAGAAGGAAGGGCTTCTGTATGGTATGGTTCCCAGAGTTGAAGTTCAAGGAGACTTAAAGACAGCTTATGGCGTAGGGGAAAAAATTCCCCACCATCGACTCTATCACTGTACTGCTATATTCGGTGGATCGCATCCAGGCGAATACCAGGTCTATGAGGGCAGAGGAAAGAATCAAATGTGGCTTCCGAAGGAAGCTGTTTGTTGGCACTTCCATGGAGCCTTAAGGTCACCTAAAGATTCTGAGACTCATGGTAGGCTAGATCGGAAGAATAAACCTACATATCTTAGAGGCACTAAAAGTGATATAGATTTATTCAAAGAACTCCCCATATTGCGTACTAAGTTAGGCTTTACGCCCAACCCCGTACTAGTAGCAATGCAGGAAGAACAGAAATGAACCAGTTAATCCGCTGTAGGTGCGGGGTATGGACGACGTTCGGATTAGCCTGTACTAGCTGCAAATCTACAGGTGTACCCTATTCTGACTCTGAAGATACTGAAGAGATCGTTGAGCCTGTAGTAGAAGAAGAGGATGAAGAAGAGGACTAGTTAGTCCGGCAGTTACTTTTTATCCAAACGTCCACATTATCAAGCAATCTTAATACTCCTAGTACTTTTCCACCTGCAACCTCCCGTTCTGGACTGAACGGGACGGTGCTATCGAATTCCTTGTTAAGTTTCTCGAACTCAACTCTAGCCAGCCTTTCTGTCTCTACCGCATGATCACAAGTTAATGGAGGAGGGTTATTCTGTGCTAAGACCGTAGCGCTACCGAGCAACGTACAAGATACCAATATCAATATATACTTTTTCATTATTTAACCTCAAAGGCGGACCCAAGGGAGGCACCGCCAGCTTCAGACCCTATACTAAATGCCTTCCCTGTTAGGGGATTACTGGATCCACTGTTACTAGTAAATCCTCTGGCTGCTGCTTCAGATCGTAGAACTGCTAGTCTTGATCTGGCTGCGTTACTACGAGTTATAGCAGAATCATTCCCGGCTTGAGAAATCATCAAATCTATTTGTTCTTTAGAGTAGTCTTTTAATTGAGGGTGCTTATCAAGTCCCTTCTGATGTCTTTTTAGCCACTCTGAAAACTTCTGTTGAGCGATAGCAGGATCTTTCCACTGCTGTATGAATGTTTCTTGAACTTGAGTGGATACTTCCGCTGCTCTTTCCCAATCTCCACTCTTAACATAAGCACCCCATTTTTTAGATAGGCTACCTCTATAGGATTCAATCCCTCGCTGTTGGAGTGATTGGTTAGCTAAATATTGTTCACCGGAAGCAGGATAAAACTTACCTGGCATACCTATATTATTTAGAACGAAGTCGAACATAGTATCACCCGGCTTGCCAGTGGCTGGATTGATTGCCTGTCCAAATTCCTGTCTTAGTCTATACGTAGGATCAGGAGCAGTAGGATTAGATAGGTACTTACCTACTAGAGGTGGAGTTATTGTATTAATTAGGCTCATAGCCATTGCTCCTGCTAGTTGAGCAGGATTAGAGGGGTCGTGGGGCATGTCATTACCGAAGGCGTCCTTTCCGGTGAATGCATGCATTAGACCCTGTAGAATCGGTATGGGCTGACCTAAACCAGCAGGGATCTTCTGAGCCATAGGCGCCTCTGGAGCGTAAGACTGAGGCAGGAATGAAGCTTGAGGCAGCCAGTCTAGAACCATTGCTCTTATATCATCGTTCCTATCCCGGAAAGGGGTTATTACCGTATTAGGCTTTTGTGCCCACGTAGGCAGATTCCTTATTGTATCCTTTATTCCCTCAGCGCTCTGCTCCATCCAAGGATACATCATTGATTGGAGGAATTCGGCCCCGTGTAGGTACATCGCCATACGTAATGGATAATCAGTTACATTATTCTTAACTATTCTTGCAGTCTCTACAGGAAATGAGAGCCAGGGGTATATTACTCTTCTTGCTCCTTTAACTATAGGTGATACTGTATGATAGATAGGAAATCTTCGAGCTACTTCCATCACTGCTCCAGCCCCGGAAAGTCCTCTTTGACGAAGATTCAGAAAATAGGCTAACTTAAACGCTGAGTCTACAGTAGTGTAAGCATCTGAAGCGTTCTCTATGGATATGGGCCCTATCCTAGCCTTAGCTGCTCTCTGTGTCCACTCTAGAAGCCCCTTCATGAATACCTGAGTATCACTTGTTGCATCCAGTAATCTCTTCATAGAGCCCAATCCTTCGGTCTCGCCAAAAGTGGACTCATCCATAAGCTCAGACAATACTCCCGATTGGAATTCTTCTGCAATATCTATATCTGCGCCACCAACATGTGATTTTATTTTTCCTAGATCTCCTAATTCTCCAACTCCCTTTCTAGCCTTTTGCTTCTTCCACGCAGCATTGAAAGAGGTTTTGATTAGGTTGAAACTCTCCCTGCTAAAGGGGTTCATTCCGGCCCAAGCCATGTTTATTACATTACCAGCAATATTTTGGAGTTGGGTTGGAAGGTTGAGCGCTGTTTTGGCTGTTTTGTGCATCGCCATCTGCCAGTCAATAAGGTTAGCCATACCTTTCAACATGCCTGGTTGACCTACCTCAACATTAGTTAACTCTTTAAATATCTCCCCTCTAATAAAGCCTAATGGCTCTTGATGTTCTTTGCCTAACTTCTTCCCAACCATTCTTCGAACTATATGAGCATTAGGTAGATGCTCTAGGTTCATCCATTCCCGTCTAGCGCTTGGGGCCATATCATTGAATTCATCAAGAGTCTTAGTCAGAGTAGGATTAAGAGCCATATCCCTTATGTACCGGAAGTTTTCAAATAGTAGGTGCTGTTGTAATAGATTCTTTACTGTTAAATCTGAAGTGCTAATGTCTACTATCTCATTAGTCTTTATAAGTGCTGCTTTAGCTTCTTCTGTCGCTCCCTTCTTAACTAGACCTAGAATAGGTGCGTCCTCTGCTCTATGCAGTAGCTTAGCCGCCTCAGTTATCTTGTTATCCTTTAGTAGGTCTAGGGCTTCCGTTCTATCAATCATTCTATCTGCTTCGCCTAGCCCTGTCTTTCTCTTAAGCAAGTGAACGCTTTCGGTTCTTGGTATGCCGACAAGCTTTACTTTATTGTCCTTCCCACGAATAACTGACGTTAAAGAAATATCTGTTCCTTCGTGTCGGACTGGAGTGCCCCTCCTAACCAGAGAGAACCACACATCCCCTGCTTTAGCTCTCTCTTCTGTAGTTGTGAATCCTTCAGACTCCATATTATCCATTAGCTTTCGACCTTGAGACTTCATTCTAATAGCCCATGGTCTATACTCAGCAGGAATCTTACTCAAAGCGTTTTCATCTTTATAATAACGGGTCACAGCAGGGCCCATACTTTCAGGAGGCAAATCTTCAAGATGTTTATTTATCTCCGCCCCTTTAATTACTGATTGCATCCTGTTATAATGCTCAGCTCTAGCATTGAGCGGCTTGCTGGGGTCCATAATATCTAGATATTGATTAGCCCAACGTTTATTGAAAGAATGATGAGCTTTTTCCATCAGGCTGGCTGTTCCGCCTAATACCTTTTGTTCCAACTCTTTTCGTCTTATAGATGGATAGGCATTTATCCGAATTAGTTCTTGTTCTTTCTTAGAAAGTTGACTTAGTTCAAGCCCCTTATCAACGAATGGCTTTAGCTCGAAATCCGGTATACCGGCAAGTTTTGTTGCGCGTAAGCTCTTATGAAGAGCCCCTAAAGCTGGAAGCATGTCCATAGCTAAAGTAACCCCAGTCCTAACCGGGTGTTCCGACCATGCATCCTTGAATGTCTCCAGTTGCCACTTGAAGCCCTCCTCATCTAAGGACACTCCCACGGCTGACATTTCGGTGCCTAAGAGAAGATTAGGTAAATCTACAAAGACATTCTTTCGTTCTTCTATTGGAGGTAGGAAATCTGATCTGGTAAACTGTTGGGATTGAGATCGTTGATACTGTTCGGTCATACTCCGTGTCGCAGCAGCAATCTGATCCTCCCCTGACTGTATTATCCCAGCGGCAGGCTTTTCCCCAGGCGGCACGGCCCCTGGACCCGAGGTAGGGGCTAGTAGTCTGGCTAGAATAGTATTTTTAGGCTCTGCCATTTACTATTTCTTTTTCTTTGGCTTTAGTCCGGTAAACTCTCCAGGCTTACCCTCCCAGGTTACAATAGTAGACTTGCCTGTTCTGGTATTTCTAATTATCATGTCCCCATCAGAATTTGGCCCAACTGGCTCCCATTCTGCTGTGGCCATTTCTGACCCCATCCATTGGCTCTGGGCTGAGTAATACTTATTTTGTTTCAGTCTATCTAGATCCATTACTTTCACAACTTTTAGATTTAATAGGGCTGGAGTTGGTCTAGCAGGGGCTTTCTTACCTTCTGGTAAAACTGGCCCTTTTACTCCTTGTTGTGTTGGAGTTATAGCTGCAGGTTCGAATACCTTCTCTCCGAAGAGCCCACCTACAGTTTCGCCTACTACCTTCTTTAGGCTCTCTGGTATTAGACCTGGGAAGTATCCGGTATCTGGTTTTTTAGGAGCACCTGGAATCTGTAATGCTCTGGCAAGATGAGGCCCGTACTTACTAGTTATCAGATTCCCTAGACTTCTAGCTCTCTGTCGGGAGGATCTGGTCTCATCATCAAGCATATTATCAGGTATATTTTCTCCACCTATCATCGAATTGACATGTTCGCCAACCTTATTCCGTAACCATTGATCGTATTCTTTGTAGTTCGTGAAGGGCTCCTGAGTATTCGGATTACCTTTTTCGTTACGTATTGCATTGAATATTTCTTTAATGGGCCCTGGAGCGAGCGTATCCATATCATTAGG